TGTAGAGACCCAGCAGATGCAATTGAAGGCGATTATTCGCCGGGCGCGTGAAGAAGGCGACATTGACACGGAAACAGAGGCCCAAGAGCGCCTCATGCAACTGTCCATGGAGCAGCGCCAGCTACAGAACTGGGAAGAAAGCCGCCCGGCACCACAAGAGGCCCCTGTTCAGCAGCAGGCTCCGGTCCAACAGCAGCAGGCTCGGCAGCAGCCCGACCCTAGCCCGCGGGCGGAGGAATGGGCGGAAAGAAACGAGTGGTTTGGCAAGGATCGGACGATGACGTACGCCGCATGGGGTATTCATCAGACCTTAATTGAAGAGGAGGGCATTGACCCTGATTCAGACGAGTACTATACTGAATTAGATAACAGGCTCCGGAACGACTTTCCGAACAAGTTCCGGGCTGCTCCAACCAATAACAGACAACGGTCGAACGTGCCAGCCGTTGCACCTGCTTCCCGTAGTTCCGGGGTAAATAGTGCACGCAGGACGGTGAAATTATCACCGAGTCAAGTTGCTATCGCAAAGAAATTGGGTGTTCCGCTCGAGGAATATGCCAAATACGTTAAGGAGTAACAAATGAGCCAAGATAAACTTACTATCGACCGCGCCCCTCGCGTAACCCGTGAGAAAGAAGCGCGTCGCAAGCCTTGGGCACCTCCTTCGCGTTTGGATGCACCTCCAGCACCTGAAGGTTTCCAGCATCGCTGGATTCGTGCAGAGATCAATGGGTTTAATGACAAACAGCACGTCTTTGGCCGACTTCGTGAGGGCTATGAACTGGTCCGCAATGAAGAACTGCCCGAAGAGTATCGCGACACCCTGCCTACCATCGAAGATGGTAAACATGCAGGCGTGATTGCTGTCGGTGGCCTGCTGTTGGCACGTATTCCTAATGAGACTCTTGCCGAACGTAATATGCATTACAACCGAAAGGCGAAAGAACAGATCCAAGCGGTAGATAACGAGTTGATGCGTGAAAACGCGCACTCGACTATGCGTATCCAGAGCCCCGAACGGAGCTCTCGCACTACTTTCGGAAGCCGTTAGGCTTCATAACCCTTTAGGAGATACAAATGGCAAACGTTGATAAAGCCTTTGGTCTGCGCCCTCTGGGTAACCTCTCTGCTACTGGTGCACAGAAGCAGTATGGCTACAACATTGCGGACAACCAATCCGGCGCTATCTATCAGGGTGACCTCGTCACTCTTTCTGGTGGTTTTATTGTCAAGTACGATTCGACCCTGCATACCGTAGCAGTTGGTGTGTTTAATGGTTGCTTCTACACTGACCCAACCTCGGGTAAACCGACTTGGAAGAACTACTACCCCGGTTCAGTCAACATCACCACTGGCTACATTACAGCAGATGTGATTGATGATCCAAACCAACTGTTCCTGATCCAAGCAGACGAAGATGTCGTTCAAGCTGATATCGGCCTGAATGCCAACATCGCCTACACGGCAGGCAGCACTACTACTGGTGTTTCTGGCACTGAGTTGGATTCGTCCACCATCGCCAACACCGCTGGTCTCGTGCTGAAGATTGTGGGTAACTACACCGCCCCGAACAACACACTTGGCGCTAACCACGTCGATGTGGTTGTGAAGATTAACGCACACATGTATGGCAGCGCTGGCGTTGCTAATACTGCACCGTAATAGGAGCTAAGTCATGGCTATTTCTCGTTCGCAACTCGTTAAAGAGCTGGAACCCGGTCTGAACGCTCTGTTCGGCATGGAGTACAACCGCTACGAAAACGAGCACACTGCAATCTTCTCCGTTGAATCTTCGGACCGTGCTTTTGAAGAAGAGGTCATGTTGACCGGCTTCGACGAGGCCCCAACGAAGAACGAAGGCGCAGGCGTTGGCTACGACTCCGCACAGGAATCGTTCACCGCTCGTTACACTCACGAAACCATCGCTCTGGCGTTCGCCCTGACCGAAGAGGCCATCGAGGACAACCTCTATGACCGTCTGTCTGGCCGTTACACCAAGGCTCTGGCTCGTTCGATGTCCTACACCAAGCAAGTTAAAGCGGCTTCTGTGCTGAACAACGCGTTCAACACAACTGGCGCTTACAACGGTGGTGACGGCGTGTCGCTGTGCAACAGCGCACACCCAACCGCTCTTGGCCCATCGTTTAGCAACGTGCCTGCAACGGCCGCTGACCTGAACGAAACTTCGCTTGAGCAGGGCATCATCGATGTCGCTGGTTTCACCGACGAACGTGGCCTGAAGGTCGCCCTGTCGGTTCGCCGCATGATCATTCCTAAGGAACTGCAATTTACCGCAGAGCGCCTGATGAAATCGACCCTGCGCACCGAAACCGCAGACAACGACATCAACGCCATCAAATCGATGGGCATGGTCCCCGAAGGTTACTTCGTGAACCACTTCCTGACCGATCCTGACGCATGGTTCCTGATAACCGACGCGCCAAACGGCATGAAGATGTTCCAGCGTTCCGCTATCAAGACCGCCTTCGAAGGTGATTTCGATACAGGCAACGTTCGTTACAAGGCCCGTGAGCGTTATTCGTTCGGCTGGTCAGACCCCCGTGCAATTTGGGGTTCGGAAGGCTACACCCCAGCATAAGCTAGTATCTATGCGGGTTTTAAAGGGGCTTCGGCCCCTTTTTACTTTTTACTTGCGCTATAAACCAAAGGAATATTTTTATTTATTGTTCCTGTGTTTTGTATCGTAGAAATACGACCCATATGTAAAAATATGGGGTACACTAGTCCAAATGAACCAAAAAGAGACTGTGTATGCCTTACGCTACAGACCACATCGGAATCTACAAGATTTTCAATAAAGTAACTAATTCATGTTACGTTGGTCAGTCACGTCGCGTCAAAAAAAGGGTAAATAACCATTTTTGCGACCTTCGCAAGGGAACTCATCCTAACCGCCGTTTTCAAGCGGCATTTAATGCTTATGGAGAAGAGGCTTTTGATTGGTCGCTTGAGATTAAATGTGACAGCACTGACGAATTAGACATGATCGAAGAACTTTTTCTTTCTGGAGAAGCGAAGTTTTTGGAAGAAAATTTATATAACATATCGGACTTTGCAAAAACCCCGATGAGGAATAAAACTCATTCGGAAGAAGTTCGAAAAAAGATTTCAGCAGGAAGAAGAGCGTCTACGTTTAATTTTCAATCCTCTGAGTACAGAAAAACTCTTTCTGCTGCTCAAAAACAGCGATTTTTTTCAAAACCAGAATTTGTTGCTAGAGTCAAGTTCATAGTAGATAATCAGGACATGTCATATGCAGGGCGCGGACGTGTACTGGGCATGGACACAAGCAGTGTCCGAAAACTAGCGCTCAAATATGCTTACTTAAAAGGAGTCCTTTGATGGCAACTACCCACTTTACCGGCCCAGTTCAATCCAACAACGGATTTATCGGCCCTATCGCTGTATCCACCGCAACTGCTGCCAGCACTTTGACTGCCGCAGATAGCGGAAAAACAATCTTCCTGAACTCGGCAACTGAGTTTGTTACTACGCTCCCTGCCCCTGTTGCAGGTCTTAGCTATACCTTTATTGTTAAAGCCGCCCCTGTTGGGGCTAATTACACAGTAGTCACCAACGGCGGTGACAATATCATCAAGGGCCAGCAGTACAACGCTGCGGGCGATGCGGGTGATACGGGCACGGGCGATGGCACTATCTCCTTTGTGGCAAGTTCCTCTGTTGCAGGCGACCGCGTCGAAGTAATCAGTGATGGCACAAATTGGTTTGCTTACGCATTCTGCACATTGGCCGCATCGATCTCGTTTACACCTGCCTAATTAGGAGTTCGCCATGGGCTACATGAGCGATGTACAAAGTACCTACTTAGCGGCTGACGGGGCTATTTTTGCGGGCCGTACTCGGGTAAAGGGGGTGTATATATCCCCGGACACCGGCGTAGGCGAAGTAAAAATCACCAATGGTAATGGTGGCCCTGTTTTGTATCGAATAGACGTTCCTGCGGGCAGTAGCGCCATTTATATGTCGCTCCCGGAGGACGGTATTTTGTTTACAAACGGGGCGTACGCGGACCTGACTACAGTTATTTCAGCCACATTCTTCTGGGCATAAGGGGCGGATCATGATGATGAAGATGAACAAAAAACGTAAGAAATCGGGCATGTCGATGGATAAGGGCATGAAAATGGCCAAGTCCACTAAAAAGGGCATGGCGGGCGATGACATGTACAACATGGATTCGATGCCGATGAAGAAGGCGGGAGGCGGCATGATGGGCTATGCCAAGGGCGGCATGGTTGAGTCCCGTGGCAACGGCATGGCGCGTGGCAAGAAGACACGTATTTGCTAAGTCATGGCAACCCGTAAGGAAAAACCGATAGCTACTTCGGTCAAGTCGGGCAATTTTCGTCCGACAAAGACGGGGGCAGGTATGACAAAAGCAGGAGTAAAAGCTTACCGTCGGGCGAACCCCGGCAGTAAGCTTCAAACTGCTGTCACAGAGGACAAACCTACGGGGAAACGTGCGGCACGGCGTAAGTCTTATTGCGCCCGCAGTGAGGGGCAGATGAAACAATTCCCTAAAGCGGCGGCAGACCCGGATAGTCGGTTGCGGCAGGCCAGAAAACGATGGAAGTGCTAAATGGAAATGATTCTTTGGAACGCGTTATTGTCCGTCCTCGTTGCAATAGTCGGGTGGGTGATTCGCGAAAAGTCGGCAGAGCTTCAGCGTATTCAGATTCTTTTGAATCGTACGCGTGAGGAGATTGCCAAGGAATATGTGACAAAGTCGGAAGTTCATGCTGACATCAATCGGGTATTGGATCGATTGGATCGATTAGATGCCAAAATTGATAGGTTGATGGAGGTAAGAAATGCCAGCTAAGAGTGCTAAACAGAAGAAGTTGATGGATGCGGCAGCGCATAGCCCGTCTTTTGCTAAAAAGGTGGGTATTCCGACGAAGGTAGCAAAGAAATTTAGCAGCACCAGCAAGGGCATGGAATTTAAAAAAGGTGGGTCTATCAATCGCGTAGGTGATGCGGTTACCCCAAGTCGTAGGGACCCTGATATTGGCAAGATGATCAAAGAGGTTAAGGTCCCGACCAAGCTAACCAAGGGTGGTGCGGCTAAAAAGGGCAAAAGGTGATAAATGGCAACCTCCGGAACAACAACCTTCGATCTTGAGTTTGATGACCTGATTGAAGAGGCATATGAGCGTTGCGGTCTTGAGAACCGCGATGGATATGACATGAAGACCGCTCGTCGGTCTTTGAATTTGTTGTTCCTTGAATGGGCAAATCGCGGCTTGAACCTTTGGACAATCGAGCAGCGTCAGACCACGATGGTTTTTGGCCAAGCCGAATACACACTTCCTGCTGATACGGTGAATGTGCTTTCTGCGGTAATCCGGACGGGTTCCGGCCAGACGCAGCAGGATATTACGATTGATCGTATCAGCCAGAACGAATACCTGCACCTCCCTGACAAAAATACGCAAGCGCGGCCTGCGCAATACTATGTGCAGCGCACGTCCTCACCTAAGTTGTTCGTCTACCCTGCTCCCGATAATACTGAACCGTATATCTTTAGGTATTACGCCGTTCGGCGCATGGAGGATGTAGGTGCATACACTAATACAGCGGATGTGGTATTTCGCTTTCTCCCATGCCTTGCGGCGGGTCTTGCATATCACTTGTCGCTCAAGAAAGCGCCGGAGCGGACGGTGATCTTGAAGCAGTTGTATGAAGAAGAGTTTCAGCGAGCCGCGCAGGAAGACAGGGACATTGCGAGTGTGTATTTGACGCCAGATTTGGGGTACTGATATGGCGGGCTATGCAGTTGGAAAAGCTTCGCAAGCCATCTGCGACAGGTGTGGCCAGCAGTTTTTTTTGAAAGAATTGAAGAAGGAATGGACGGGGTTTAAAGTTTGTCAGGAGTGCTATGAGCCGAAGCACCCACAGCTTGAGCCGAAACGTGGAATAAACGAGCCAATTGCAGTGTATGACCCGAGGCCAGATGGGGTTCAGACTGTGTTGATTTCGTTGGGATATGGCGGGGATTCGACGTTTGCTTCGGTGGGTATGCAGCCTGCCCCGGTAGCAAAGCCTTTAACGGTGTCTGGAACAATAAATAACGTGACGGTGGTTATCACATGAATTACGCACAACTCACCGATGCTATTCAGGAGTACACGGAAAACGAGTTTTCCGCAGCGCAGCTTGAGACGATTGTCCGTCAGGCAGAACAGCGTATATACAATACGGTGCAGTTGGCCAATCTTCGCAAGAATGTCGAAGGGTCCCTTACTGCAAGCAACAAGTACCTGACGACGCCTAATGACTTCTTGTCGGTGTATTCGTTGGCGGTGATTGATGATGATCAGGATTATTACTACCTGATCAATAAGGATGTGAACTTTATCAGAGAGGTGTATCCCTCTGCGGCAAGCGAGGCGTTGCCGAAATACTATGGCATATTCGGTCCGGTCACCTCGTTAGAAACTGAGCTTTCACTGATTGTTGGGCCTACGCCTGATCAGTCCTATGACGTAGAATTGCATTATTACTACTACCCTGAATCGATTGTCACGGCGAATAACACATGGCTGAGTGACAACTTTGATTCGGTGCTGTTGTATGGCAGTCTGGTGGAGGCATATACCTTCATGAAGGGCGAGGCGGATCTGATGGGGCTGTATGATGCGAAATACAAAGAGGCGTTGATGCTATTGAAACAGTTGGGTGATGGCAAGCAGCGTGGCGATACTTATCGTGATGGTCAAGTTAAATATCCGGTGCGCTAATGGCTATTACACAAACGTGGGCTACCAGTTTTAAGCGGCAGGTTTTGCTGGGTGAGCATGATCTGGATACAGACGTGCTGAAGATCGCGTTGTACACCGACACGGCGGTATTGGGTCCGGACACCACGGTATACACAACGGTAGGTGAGACCAGCGGTGCGGGGTATGTTGCCGGAGGCATTGCGCTTGTAAATGTGACGGTGAATCAGGGCAATGGCATTGCGTATGTCAGTTTTGATAATCCCTCGTGGGCGGGGGCCTCGTTTACGGCGCGTGGGGCGTTGATTTACAACAGCAGTAAGTCCAACAAGGCGATGTTTGTGCTGGATTTTGGGCTAAATCAAACCGCTGTTAGTGAGAATTTTGTGTTGGATTTGCCTGCGGATAATCCAACATTTGCTTTAATCAAATTAGCGTAGAGGAATATTATGCAGATCGAAAAATCTCAGGCCGATGATGCCGTTTCTTGCAAGGTCGAGCGACAGTCTTCTGCTTCCGCGAGTGCGGCGGCGGCAGGGGTTTTTCGCATGGAGTGTCATGATAGTGAGGGGAACCTAAAGTGGGTAGAAGAGTTTCCCAACCTTGTGGTCAACGAGGGCTTGAAGGACATGAACGACAAGTACTTCTCTGGATCGGGCTATACCGCGGCGTGGTATTTGGGCTTGGTACAAGGCCCTGCATCGGGTACAGCGTTCGCTGCCGGTGACACTTTGGCCTCTCATGTGGGATGGACGGAAGATACTGCCTATACGGGGAACAGGAAGGCTGTGACGTTTGGTGCGGCCACCTTGGCGGACCCTTCGGTGATTAGCAACAGTGCTTCTCCTGCGCAGTTCACGATGAATGGCACCACCACGATTGCCGGTGCGTTTTTGTGCAGTGTGGCGACAGGTACTTCGGGTATTTTATTTTCCGCTTCTGATTTTCAAGCTCCCGGAGATCGTGCGGTAGTATCGGGCGATGTGTTGAATGTTACGTATACATTCAGCCTTGACGCGGCATAAGGAGACCAGAAATGGCAGCGTATAAAAAAGGTGATGTGGTCAAGGTCAACATCGTGATTCCTGTTGGTCCTATTAGCAAAATGCGAATGGACGAGGAGGGCGTGGTGTCGTATCTGGTGACATGGTCCGATGCGAATGGGGTGGAACAAGAGCGCTGGTTTGAGGAAGATCAACTATCGGTGGAGTAATGCGTGTCAGAAGGCGGATGGAGTTCCGGCACATGGGGCCAAGCAGGCTGGGGGATGTCGGTATATGACCGTACCGCCGAAGAGGCCTGTTCGTCTTCGGATAGCGTAGCAGCAGGAGCAGTTTTTGTATCAGCGATTACAGAAACAGCAACGGCACAAGAGGCTGTTTCAAGTCTGGTAGAGGTAGGAGCGTCGATTGCGGAGTCTACGACGGCCTCAGAGACGGTTGCAGCAGAAGTCGAGTTCTTTGGCGCAGTGTCGGAGCAGACTCAGGCGAGTGAGACAGTTAGTGCCACGGCAACGTATTCCCAAAGTCTAGCGGAAGCGGCGGGGGTAGATGAAACGGTTGCTGCGCAGGCTGTTTTTTCGGTTGCGGTGCAAGAAGATGCGGTAGGATCGGAAGCGGCGGCGGGGAGTGTCATATATGCGGTCGCTGTTTCGGAATCGGTAGAGATTGCGGATAGCGCCTCGGCGCTTTTGGCGTATGGGGCATCAGTTACAGAATCAATTTCGGGGCAGGACAGTAATTCTTCGCAGGCATTGTTCAATGCCGCTGTCTCCGAGTCGGTAGCAGGGGTGGTCGCGGTTTCCGCGCAGGCGCAATTCTTTGCGTCTATACAGGAGTTAGCAACAGGACAAGATTTGTCCAATGCCTCGGCCATATTCTTTGCGTCTATTTTGGAATCGGCTGAAGGCCAAGATGACTTGCTTTGCAAGTTTTTATGGGAACCAGTAGATGACAATCAGGTACCTAACTGGCAGAATGTTAGCAATACACAATCTACGGCATGGTCCGCGGTGGTAGCTCCGCAGGCTCCGGGATGGCAAAATGTAAGTAATAGTCAAGGGTCGAGTTGGTCGGAGGTTGTCGATACACAGGCTCCGGCATGGCACGATGTAGACACAAGCACCTAAGGAACGGACGATGCCTAGTACATATTCCCCGAATCTTCGTATTGAACTGATTGCCAATGGTGAGCAATCGGGTACATGGGGCACCACCACCAATGTCAATCTGGGTACGTTAATTGAGGATGCGATTGCGGGGTATGTGTCGGTCAGCGTAACCTCTGCCAATCAGGCCTTAACTGCGCTAGATGGTGCAGCGGACCAGTCTCGAAACATGGTCCTCAATTTAACGACGACGACTGCTGCGCCTTTTAATGTCTACATTCCTCCGGCGGAGAAGTTTTACGTTGTTCGTAATGATTCTGCGTACGGTGCGACGATTTATTGCTCGACGGTGTTGGGTAATACGACAGCGGCGGGTTTAGGCGTAACGGTCCTTGCTAATTCGACCACGATTATTTTCTCTGATGGTACAAATGTTCGCGTAGCGATTGATTCGTTCAGTGGTAGCTCGTTGGTAGCGGCCAATCTGACGGTCAATGGTAATACCACGCTGGGTGATGCGGTAGGTGATACGGTAACGGTGAATGGCGCGACTACGTTTGTGAATGCCGCTCCGACACTCACCCCACTGACAGCTTCGCAGGCTGTCTTTACCAATGGCAGCAAGACGCTGGTATCGAATGCTATTACGGGTACGGGCAATGTGGTGATGTCAAATTCTCCGACGCTGGTCACCCCTGCCTTGGGTACTCCGTCTTCCGGCACGGTGACAAACCTGACCGGCACCGCATCGATCAACATCAACGGCACGGTGGGTGCAACGACTCCCGCCTCTGGCTCATTTAGCAGCCTCACCGACTCCGGCAACCTGACCTTCACCGGCACAGGCAACCGCATCACTGGTGACTTTAGTAATGCGACTAAGACAAGTCGTGTGTCTTTTCAGTCAAGCACGACTGATGGCACAACTGTTGTTCAGCTGATTCCAAACGGCACTTCTACGTCAGCACAGTTTGCCGCTTATGGTGGTTCTGATATTGATAATACTTCCGTTGGACAGTTAACAAACAACGGCACAGAAGTTCGTGTTGCGTCAGGCATTTTTGGCACAGGCACTTACCTGCCAATGACGTTCTTTACCGGCGGCTCCGAGGCTATGCGGATTGATACGTCGGGGAATGTGGGGATTGGTACGAGTTCGCCGGGAAGTAAATTAACAGTGCTTGGAGCCAGTAGCATTTACGTTTCGACTAACGCAAATACTGGAAGCGGCTACCTATTAAGCATT